GGGAGCAGAAGATAAGTCTTTATACTTAATGTCTAAAGATTTTAATTCTAATGTTTCTAAAGGTAACGTGCAAACAAGAGCAGATGTAGAAGAGATAGCTAGAGAAAACACACCGTTTTAGTTAGCTTATGGGGCCTAGCAATAGGCCCCAAACAATAGAAAGATAAGTTATGAAAGAAAAATTTAAACAGATATTTGAAGGTCTGAAGATTGCTTACGGACAATATCAAAAAGGAGACCGTGGAGAAAACGGCAAACAAGGTGGTAAAGCATTTATCGTAAGAGGAAATGTTACTGATGATCTTTGGGAGAAACATTTAAAAGGAGAAGGACCAGCTTTAGGTATCATACCTATTACAGAAAATAATACTTGTCGTTGGGGATGTATAGACATTGATCAATATAATTTTAATCATCTTGATTTAATTAATAATATTAGAAAATTAAAACTTCCATTAATTGTATGTCGTTCTAAATCAGGCGGAGCACATGTATTTTTATTTACAAAAGAATTTATATCAGCGTCTTTAATGCAAGGAACATTAAAGAAGATGTCAAAGATGTTAGGTTATGAAGGATGTGAAATCTTTCCTAAACAAACAGAAATATTAGTGGAACGTGGGGACACTGGTAACTTCTTAAATTTACCCTACCACAATGAAATGAAAGGATTAAGATATGCTATCAACGATAGTGGCTCCGGTTGTACACTTGAGGAATTTTTTAAGCTCTATGATCTTTATGCTTGCAAGGAAGAAGATCTCAAAGAAATTAAAATTGAAGAAAAAAAAGTAGAAGAAGTATTTAAAGATGGACCTCCTTGTCTAAACAAACTTGCTAAAGATGGTTTTGGCGAGGGGTCTAGAAATAATGGATTATTTAATATCGCAGTTTATTTTAAACAAGCTAATCCTGATTCATGGGAAGATGAAATTGTAAAAGCAAATATAGAATATATGAATCCTCCATTAAGTAATAGTGAGGTTCAACAACTTATTAAATCAGTAAATAGAAAAGGATATGACAAATATAGATGTAAGGATGCTCCTATTAACTCTGTATGTCAGTCAGGATTATGTAGAACAAAAAGATTTGGTGTAGGATTTGGAGAAGAGGCAATGCCAACACTTGGTAATTTAACTAAGTATGCATCTAAACCACCACAATGGTTTTTAGATGTAGGAGAACACAGAATAGAATTAAAGACAGAACAACTTTATATGCCAGGATTATTTGCTTTAGCATGTCTAGATCAAGCTAATTTAGTTATTCCAATACCATCTCCTAAAGATTGGAAACAGCATTTTTTAAAACCAATGATGAATAATTTGCAAGAAGTTGAACCATTAGAATCTTTAGATCCTCTTAATGAGATAACTTCTTTATTACAAGACTGGACAACTAACAGACAAAGCGCAAGAACTATGGATGATATATTAAATAAACTTCCATACACTGATGAGAATAGACAATACACTTATTTTAGAAGAGAAGACTTTTATAGCTTTTGTAAAAAGAATAATTGGGAACATGATAAAATTAAAACTGGAAACTATCTAACTCAATTAGATTGTTTTGTAGAAGAGTTTAGACCAGCAATTAAAGACCAGCAGCCTAGAGTAATTAAGATAAAGGCAATGAAAAAGATTGAGCCTTCTGTATCTAAAGTAAAATATCAGGAAGATAGTTTTTAATAATATGATAGCTGTTAATTGGTATATAAGATTTAAAAAAAGAATTGAGTTCTTAGAAGATAAAAATAGAAAACTTTTAGCTAAGAATGCTCTTTTAGAAAGGAGGATGAAAAAACATGAAGACAATAATACTGGGACCACCAGGAACGGGAAAGACAACAACATTGTTAAATTTGGTTGATGAATTTATTCAACAAGGTGTAAGACCTAAACAGATAGGATATTTTTCATTCACTAAAAAAGCAGCGCGGGAAGCAGCTACTCGTGCTTCAGAGAAGTTTGGATTAGATGTTGAAACAGATTTATATAATTTTAGAACGTTGCATTCTTATGCATTTAGAATGCTGGGTATGAGTAAAGAAAAAATGTTAAAGCCAGAAGACTATAAAGAATTTGGACAGAAGTGTGGTATTCCAATTAAGACAGCTAATTTTTCTGAGAATGATGGTACTTTCAATTCGGATAATGAATATCTTACAATTATTAATACGGCTGTAGTTAAAAGATTAGACTTACTAGACTATTATGATTCTAGAAATAATCTATTAGATATAGAGCGTAACACTTTATATTTAATTTCAGAAGAACTAAAAAGATTTAAACAAGAAAAAGGATTAAAAGATTTTAATGATTTATTAGAAGATTTTATATCTCAAGATATTAGTCCTAGCTTTGAGGTATTATTTATTGATGAAGCGCAAGATTTATCTTTATTACAATGGGAGATGGTTAGAACTTTATGGAAGAATTCTAAAAAAACTTACATTGCAGGAGATGATGATCAAGCTATATTTAAATGGGCCGGAGCTGATGTAGATCACTTCATAGCTTTAAAAGAAGAGGTAGATGATATTAGAACACTTGAACAATCTTATCGTATTCCAGGCGGACCTATACATGAATTATCTCAAAAGATTATTAGTAAAGTACAGAATAGATTTGATAAACATTATAAACCAAGACAAGAAGAAGGTATTTTAAGAAGATATTCAGACATTACTCAAGTAGATATGTCACAAGGTAATTGGTTAGTTTTATCATCTGCCAATTATTTTTTAGATGATGTTAAAGAATTATGTGAATTAAGAGGTTGGTATTATCAATATAAAGGTCAAAACTCTATTCCTTTAAAGCTATTATTAGCCTTATATAATTGGGAATCTTGGAGAGGTGGTTGTTATTTAAACAGCTTAGAAATAAAGAATATCTATGAATATTTAGGGGCAAGTGTATTAGAAGGATTTAGAAAGGGTAAAACATTACATTCTGAAACAAAATATACTTTGCAAGAGTGTATGGAAAAGCATGGTTTAACTACAAATAAGGTTTGGTACGATTCGTTTGAGGGTTTAGATAACCTCACCGAAAACTACATTCGTAACATGAGGGCGAATGGAGAGAAGATAAATAAAAATCCTCGTATAATAATGTCAACAATACATGGAGCGAAAGGAGGAGAAGCCGATAAGGTTCTATTGCTACAAGATATAACTGGCAAAGCTTTAGAAACATTTAGTCAAGATCCAGATGAATTACATCGTCTATTCTATACTGGTGCGACAAGAGCGAAGCGTGAATTACATATTGTAGATCCTAAGAACTTCGATCGTGCTTACTTAATATGATAAAAATAAAAGAAATAAACAAAGAAAACAATAACAATTATTTTATTGTTTACACTATAAAACATAATATTCACACTGTTGGTGGAACAGCAGAAGAAATCATTGAATATTTTAGTGAGTATGTGAAAGATAAGAATGAACAATAAAACATTCTTTAAACAAGTGGGTGGATCTCATTATACAACAATGAAGATCCAGCCCTCTGTTTTTATAAACGAAAATAATTTATTGTTTGCAGAAGGCAATGCAATCAAGTATATATGTAGACATAGATTGAAAGGAAAAAAAGAAGATATATTAAAAGCAATTCATTATTTAGAAATGATATTAGAAAGAGATTACAAATGAGAAGTTCACAAGCACCTTTGTTCACACCTGACACAGAATGGGTTATGCCTGAAGAGTTAAGAGATTTACGCGGTCATAAAGAAATAGCAATTGACTTAGAGACCAATGATCCGCAATTACTTGAACTCGGATCGGGGAACGTGGTTGGTCGTGGTCATATAGCAGGTATTGCAGTATCAGTTGAAGGTTGGTCTGGCTATTATCCTATAGGTCATGAACAAGGTGGTAATCTAGATAAGAAATTAGTTTTGAATTGGCTTCAAGATTTATTCAATCAACAAGATACTAAATTTATATTTCATAATGCTATGTATGACGTATGTTGGTTAAGATCTTCTGGATTAAATATTAAAGGTAAGATTGTAGATACTATGATTGCAGCATCTTTGATTGATGAAAACAGAATGAGTTATCGTCTTGATACATTAGCAAAACATTACATTGGTCTTGGTAAAGATGAAAAGGTTTTATTAGAAGCAGCTAAAGATTATGGATTAGATCCTAAAAAAGATATGTGGAGATTGCCTGCATTGTTTGTTGGTCAGTATGCGGAAAGAGATGCTGAATCAACTTTAAAACTTTGGCAAAGATTAAATATGGAATTACATAACCAAGAATTAATAGATGTATTTAATTTAGAAACAAAATTGTTTCCTTGTCTTGTTGATATGAGATTCAAGGGAGTAAGGGTTGATCTTGAAAAAGCTGATAAAATTAAGAAAGATTTAATGCTTCAAGAAAATAAAATTATCAATAAAATCAAAGACTTAACAGGCATAGATGTAGAAATACATGCTGCTAGGTCAATTGCTAAGGCATTTGATAAATTAAAATTACCATACGATAGAACAGAAAAAAGTGGAGAACCAAGTTTTACAAAAAACTTTTTACAGAATCATCCTCATGAGTTAGCTAGATCAATTGCTGATGCAAGAGAAATAAATAAAGCGCATACTACATTCATAGATTCTATTACAAAGCATGCAGTCAATGGAAGAATACATGCTGATATAAATCAAATTAGATCTGATGATGGTGGAACAGTCACTGGAAGATTTTCAATGTCTAATCCAAACTTACAACAAATACCTGCAAGACATCCTGAGTTAGGACCATTGATAAGATCAATATTTATTCCGGAAGAAAAACATTTATGGGGTTCGTTTGACTACTCACAACAAGAACCTAGAATTTTAGTTCATTATGCAAAACTACAAAATCTAGAAGGTGTTGATGAAATTGTTGAAGCATATAATCAAGGAGATGCAGACTTCCATCAAGTTGTTGCTGATATGGCTGGCATAGAACGTAAGCAAGCTAAAACAATTAATTTAGGTTTAATGTATGGAATGGGTAAAAATAAATTAATGGCAGAGTTAGGATTAATGAAAGAGTCTGCTGAAAAATTAATTAAACAATATCACACTAAAGCTCCTTTTGTTAAAAAATTAATGGATAACGTAACTAGGAAAGCAGAGAACCATGGCAAGATAAGAACTTTAGGTGGAAGAGCATGTCATTTTGATTTATGGCAGCCTGTTCAATTTGGAGTGTTTAAACCATTACCATTAGAACAAGCAAGAAAAGAATATGATGAACCTTTGAAGCGCGCATTTACTTACAAAGCTTTAAACAAATTAATTCAAGGATCAGCTGCTGATATGACTAAAAAATCTATGGTTGCTTTATATGAAAATGGTATCATACCTCATATACAAATACATGATGAAGTAGACATATCTGTTGTATCCGATAAACAAGCTGAAGATATTATTGAGATAATGGAAGCGGCTGTTGAATTAAAAGTTCCTAATAAAGTAGATTATGAAAAAGGAAATAGTTGGGGAGATATTAAATAATGTTATTGATTGATACTTATTTAGATAAAAGCAAAATAAATGGAGTTGGAGTTTTTGCAAAAGAAAATGTAAAAAAAGGTGAAAAAATAAAAGAAGTAAGACCTGAATTTGAAAT